GTATTATATCATCTATTTCTCCATTTAAGTATTTCTTAGCATATAGGATATATTTATCTATACCTAAATAATTAAACTTCATATTAAGTGTTTTGGCGTCAAGAAAGTGTCCATCTTCTTCCTTGTCTAGCCACATATCATATACATTAACTAGGAATACAAACTTACCAATTAAATATAAATCATATATATTATCATTGCTTATATTTTCTATATCATCTGGACTCCCAAATAATGCGTTCCAGAATAAAGCACAACCACAATACTCCATAGCTACATTAAATTCATTTTCTTCTCCTTTAGGTATTATCTTCTTTAAACTTTCGTGATGGTCAAATATATACATATTATCTATTCCAAATATATATTTAATAGTATTATAATCTTCTTGTGTTTTAGGACTACAATCTATAAACATTATACTTGTAAAATCATATATGTGTCCACTTTCAAATAACTCCATAGCTATATTTGTTCTTGTATGATATATCTTGGCTAATGGAAATTTAAGTGAAGCCAATACAGCTCCACTTATTCCATCTAAATCTATATCTGTTATAATTAATAAATCTTTACCATAACCTAATTTCTTTTTATTTAGCAAATTCAACTTCATATGTTATTTCTCCTTTTTGTATATAATCTCTTTTTGATAGAACTTCATCTATAAAATTTTGTGCTTCTTCTTCGGTATCAAATCCTATACCATCAAAATAATTACTTGTGGCATAATATCTTCCATCTATCTTATCTTGCGTTATACGATTACTTCCAATACTACTAATCTCTCTTGGATAATATTTCATTTATTCATCAACCCCTTAATTATTTTCCTTATATCTACTAAAATATTTCTTTCCCCTAAATATAGCCATTTGATTTTCTACAATAATATATTCTATATTATAGTTATCACTGCCCATATCATAGGTTAATACAGCAAATCCACAAACTTGTCTAGTTGGTCTACCTTGAACATATCTTTGATGTATTGACATACAAGGCACTCCATAACTTCTAATAGGATTAACATTCTGTCTACCAGAACTACTTGTATATAATTGCATTGTATGAGTATGTCCACATATAATGTCTATTCCATATTGTTCTATATGTTGTTTAGTAAAGAATTTACCATACGATATTCCGTGTATTAATCCAACCCTACTTTGTCCAAATGGCATATAAGGTACTCCGTGTTCTACTTCTTCGTGGAATAATGGAGATAAGTCTGGTATTAATCCTTTTAACATAGGGTTTTCTGCCAACCATCTTTCCTTTCTAAGATGAAAATGATTATCTTGTAATATAACAAACTTTGTACTTTCTTTTAAAATACCTTTTAACTTATTAATATGATTTCTATATGCTTCTATTTCTTCTATTAATGTAAATTGTTGTGGTTCAATGTCTATAAACTTTGACAATGAATTATTATTAATACCATCACCTAAATCAATTAACTCATCAACTTCATCTTTGATGGCTTCTGCTATTTGATAGAATATATCTACACAATGTTTGTCTTCATAACAGAAATGTAAATCACTCATTAATAAAGCTGTTCTCAATATAGGCAATCTTCTCATTCTTACTTCTGGAATTATAGGCTTAGCTATACTCCCATTTTTAATAGTAGAAGAATAAGCTATTGCTTGTTGTCCATCTTCATATTCTATTATATATCTTTTTTCTTTACCAATGGGGGAATGTTCCCAAACCCCCAAGACTACATATTTATTACCTTGATTGGTAACGAATTCTTTTCCAATATATCTTTCTCTATCTATACGACTCTCAAGTCTTGTGTCAATTCTATACTCCAATTAAATTCCCCCATTTCTCACACTCACAACCCATTTCATAGATTGTATCTTTCTCTAACATAAATAGACCAATTTTCTTATTTTTAAATAGATAATATTCATCTCCATCTAGTGTACATTTTATAGCTTTAACATTTCTAATAGAAGAACGGATATAAGTTCCATTAAAGATTGTATCTTCATTTACACGAACTATTATCCGTCCACCCCTACTTGTGCTAAAACTATGAACTTTGATTACATAAGTTGGAATATTATCAACTAATGTTTTAGTGTTCATATTTAACATCTCCTATAAATTAGCTATTGCTTTATTTAAGTACCATACTGCTTTTTCTAAATCCATCTTAGTTGTTCCTTTATGTTCACATCTAAAAACATATTTCATTGCATTACCAAGACAGAATTTAATTAATCCATCAATACCAAATTGTTGTTTTATTACATCAATACATTCTATATCTCCAGTATAATGTTTTGGATGATTAACCAAATCTTCTTTATCTGGATTTTGTGCAAATTGATTATCAGTTCTTATTCTAACTACTTCTTCTATTCTGTTTGGTGAAGCTACTGTTTTAATATTATATCCCATTATTAACACTCTCCAAATATTTCTTTATACTCTTATCTAATGTATCTCCATATTGTAAATATGACTTAAACTTTCTAGCTTCTCTTTCATTACTTCCAAAGAATGGCTCAAGTAATACATAATCTGCTTTTGATTTAAGTATACCATATGCTCCATTAACGCTATTAATATCACTTAATGTTATAGGAATTAATGGTCTTTTAACTATTCCCCAAATTCTCTTTAACATATCTTGGAATATATGTAGATATTCTTTTGTTTTAGAGTTTTCTTTATAATGTATTCCAGTTGAGCCTTCGGCTGTATTAGTCGTATGTGAATTAAAGTGCAACTCTACAACTAAATCATAATTTTGTTTATTTATGACATCCAACACTTCTTGCATTTGTTTTCTATAACTTTGATGTGGTTGTCTAAAATATACATCATATGTTTCACTATCTTTTTCTTTTAGATAGTTAGCCACCAATTTATTATATTCCCACTCTGTCATTTCCAAGTCTTTAGAATATGCTCCTTGTTGACTTGAATTATGTCCTACTAATATTGCTACTTTAAATTTCTTTTCCATATTTATCACCCCTAATTAATTAAGTACCATACTTTTCGCACCATATATACTATCTATTGCACTATCTATTAATTCTCTTAATGAATTTTGTGCTACAACTATTTTATCATCTAATACTGCTTTTTGTTGTTCTATGAATTCTTCTTTATCAATACCACCAAAATTACTTGGCAATAATTCAAATATAAACTTTACAGATGGAAACTCAAGATATATACTATTATCAGTTTGTTCTTCTGTATCACCAATAGCAAATCTACATTGATGTGTTAATATAGTTGGGTCTAATTCTTCAAACTCCGTATCAATGATTATCTTTTCATCACCCAACATAAACTCTTTTGCGTCATCTCTAATCTCGATAATTTGATAATCTCCATCTTTTTTCAACAAATCTTTTCCTAATATTGTTTTCATAATATCACTTCTCCTATCTATTATTTTTTAAATATAGATGTCAAGTCCATAAATTGCTTTATTATAGGCAATCCTTTTTCTTTTCTCTCTATATCTCCTACCATTATAACATTTTTATTTGCAATTGTCAACCCCTTTTTGTACATAAACCATTCAAGTCTACTTACTTCCGTATCATATAATAATATACTTCCTTTATTTTCATTATACTTTTCTACTATATAAAACTTTAATTCTTGTTTATGTGGAGTAATAACTTCTCCAATTAAATCCATTTCCCAATAATACTTTTGAATATCTGGTATATCTATCCAAGACAAATGATTAAATAATATCCTACTTACAGTTGTTACATCATCAAATTTTAATAATGAATTCGTTTCCTTACTACAAGCTTCTACTAACTCCAGATATAATACATCTATCGTACAATCCATTACTTTACTATCGAATATATCTACAACTTTGTTTTTGTTTAATTGTTTATATTCTTTATAATTTTCAACCAACCATAACATCTTATCATTAAATTTAAAATATCCTATCTTAGCAAGATTTCCTATATGTGTTTTATTCAATCCTAACTCTTTTAATTTAATATATAAATCAAATGTATTAAATCTCATATCTCTTATAGGATAAATTAAGTGTGCTATTTCACTATTAATTCCTTTAACACTATCTAATGATTGATATATAATATTATCTTTAACATTAATAACTCTATTATCTTGTCCAAATTTTCTATCCATCAATTTAATACCAAAGTATTTCTCTGCTTCTTGTTTAAGTGTTCTTATTTTATCTAGTTTACGTAGTTCGCTAAAATACTTTATCAAACCAACATAAGTCTGTTGTGGATAATGTGCTTTTGCATAGGCAATCCATAAACTATCGTGAGCCATACTGTACGAATGGCTGACGTTGAAACCATAATTTGAGCTATCTATGATTACTTGCCATATTGAAGATATAACTTTTTCTCTATGATTTTCTTCATCTTGTGATAATACTTCATTCATCTTATTAAAGAATTTATCTTTTGCTAATTTAATCTTTTCTTCTTTCTTTTTAGATATAGCTTTCAATATATCATATGTTTCTTTAGCTTCAAACCCACAATAATTTAAAACTTTCATTGTTTGTTCTTGATATAAAAGCCACGAACTATCTAAGAATTTACCTTGTAATAATTCATCTAATTCTTTAATCCCAAATTCCATATGCTCTCTTTTTTCAAACTTATCATAATTTGAGATAAAAGATGGTCTAATCCCAGCTATAAATGCACATAATTCTTCTATTGATTTAGGTTTATAATTCATAACCTTTTGTTTTGATTTAGGTTGTTCGCATTGATTTACACAACAAGTTATTCCTTTTCCATATATATCCCAAGTTGCTTTATCATCTTGAATTAACCAATATAATTCATTTGATGTTGGTACTGGTATTCCTATTTCTTTATATACTGCGTCTATGATACCAACTGCGTCAACTATTAGCCAGTCCATCTTTAAATATCCAAAACTCTCAATCTTATTTCCTTCGATATTTAATAATATATCTCCATTTTTAGCACGACATAAACCAAATATTTCCATAAGATTATCGTTTGCTATACACCAACTACAAGGACTTCCTTTAATATCTGTTACAGTTCCAAGAAATTTAATAGCTTGTTCATATATCTTATACATATCTCTATCAACAATATAATTAGAAATATCCATAGTTTCCCTATCTTCATCACTTGCGTGTTTATAATCTCTTTCATATTCTTCTATCTTAGATGTAATATATAATTGTTGTTCAACTGTAATATCATCTCTTGTTTTACATAACATTCTAAATGCAGATTTCTGTTGTAATGTACCATACGCACATAATTGATAATTCATTTCTTCTCCCAATAACTTATCTTGTGCTTCAATAAATTTCTCTCTATTATATACATTAATATCATAGTCTGGAGTTGAATGTGCCGATATAATTCTATCTGCTGTCATAAATCTTTCTGGCAATAATGGTACTTTTGCTTGTATTCTATCTATTGTTGATAATCCAAATAATGTTGTTGTTAAGAAAGATGAAGCACTACCCCTACCAGACATAGTTACAACTCCACCTAACTTAACTCCTTCTTCAACTAATTTACTTGCTGTTAATAAATAATCTTCCATACCACACTTTAACCACTCATCTAATTCCCATCTAATAGCCTTTATATATTCTTTATATTGATGTTCTGGTATATGTTTTTTATATTCGCTCCATCTTTTATTAGCTTCATCTACTAATAGTTGTTGTCTTTCGTGCTTACTTAAATTTGAATAAAGTGTTGGCACTTTCCAGTTATTATCAAAAGTAATGTCATCAAATTCTTCAATAATGTTGGTTCTATTAATAAAATCATATATCTCATCATCTCCCCATATTCCTTGTTCCTTAAATCTATTGAACATAGTTTCATAATCTGGGTAATCCATATAGAATTGTGTTTCATCATCTTCTTCATCTGCATAGACAATTCTACGACTAGCCAATAATTCATCTCTTAATACTTTTTGTTCTGGATAAATATAATGACTATCATTCCCAGCTATTAATTTTATACCAACTTGTTCACTAATTTTTTTTGCTAATTTATTTACTTCTATTTGTTTTTGGCTTTTATGGTATGCAACTTCTAAAAAGAAATTTTCTTTAAAAAACTTATATAATTCTCTAACTAATATTAATGATGGCTCTTTTAACAAGCCACCGATACAAGCACTACTACATATAACATCATTTGGGTTTATAAATTCTTTTATAGTTTCAAGTGTTACTCTTGGTCTACTATATTTAAAATTATTTATAACAGCGTCACTTATTAATTTATTTAATTGTATCATACCATTTTTATTCTTAGCTACAAACATTATATGATAAACCTTTTCGTTATATAGTGTATATGCTTCTACTCCAAAAACAAACTTTATATTATTTTCTTTACATAATAAATATTTCTCTGCCCAGTTAAAACTAATTCCGTGTTCAGTTGAAACATATGTAGTATGACCCAACTCTTTTATTCTAGCTATATATTCCTTTGGTGATACTGGACTATCTGCTATTATAGAATTAGAATAATAACTATGACAATGATAATTAATATATTTTTCCATAATCCATCACCTTATAAATATTCTCCAATCAATTCATTTACAATATCATAATCTATCTCCCTTGTTTCAACTTCACTTGAGTCATTTGCATTAAATTGATGTCTTATAAATGGACTTGTGTTAGTTACACCAAGTACAATTTCTTGAAATCTTTTCATCATTTCACTTGCAACTTCGTCTTTTTCTTCATCTATATTAGATAAATCTTCTTCTTCTTTTTCAGACATATCTTGAATAGTTATCACTTTATTCATATCATTTAATGGATTAAATTCATTTAATTTCCCTTGTTTCACTAATATATCTAATTCATCAACCATACTTAATATAAATTTTTTAGATAACATTTCAATATAATGATACCATATTTCATATCTATTGTCATCATCTTCGTCATATTCTTCGATTGA